TTCATCCAGTATGAAGTCAGTCTGATGATCTTTGGCTCTACAAGGTGGTGAGAGCTAACGATCGACCTGTATTCGCCCACTGTGACCATGAGGCTGCCATCTTCTAGGGAACGGATCTTGGCTATTGGCGTAAGCCTGCTTAAGTCGTTGCTCATAGCGAAAGAAGGCTTTCAGCTCGTTTGTATTTTGTTGGATGCGTGCGAGTTCGTCTTTAGTCATTCATCGTCGACTAATTGAACAGTGAACGTGAAGCCAGCCTTAATGGCGTCGTCCTTAAACTCCTGCAGCTCATCTTGGCCATATACGGTTTCGTACCAAGTCAGCTCATCGTCTAAGAATGCCTCGCAGTAATAAGCCTGAACTTTGTCTAGGAAGCGTTCAAGTAAGCCTGACGCTTCAATGGCGTCTTGCGCCCGCTCCCACTTTTCGTAGAGCGCAAGGCTGAGATTATGAAAATCAACCAATGTCAACCTTCAAGGTGTAAATCATCAAACTCTTGAGAACACTGTCTGTCATGTTCTTCCAAGTCGGCAAGCTTTTGGTTAAAGCGCAAGTTTGCTTCATGAACGTTTTGAGAGCCATCAAGTATCAACTCGCGGCTGTATTGAACTAAGTCTTCAAGTGATTTCATAATGTAATCCGTGAGTTTAAAACCCCTGGCGTGAGCTACTGGTCACGACTGAGGAGGTAAGAACCAGGCACCTGCTCTTGTCTCAGGGCCGAGGATCCGGGCCATACATCCGGCTTGTGGCATACCAACAATATAGCAGGGCATACCCCGTGTCAACCTTTTGCGTTCAAGGCGCAGATGACAGTACATATCAACGGCTCCAGTTGCTTGCTCGGAATGGAATAGCGGCGATTGACAGCAGCAATGGCCCGATCAATTGAGCCACGGCCTTTGGAGTAGTGGACAGGGCGAATCTCAGGAACAGGGGCAGGCTGGTTTGCTTCGCTTAACACGCGAGCACGTAGCAGCTCCTGGCGCGAGATCCCTCGCTTAAGAGCCTCTTGGGTTAAGGATTCCCTTTCGTCTTCCGTCAGGCGAACATCGATTCGGCAGGGGTAGGCGCGGTTGCAGTCAGGCATCAGAAATTGAAAGGAACAGTGGATTGAACCTCAACAGGCTCAGGTTGACAAGCACGAACATCTAAACCCAAGCGCAGGTTGCTGATCGTCACCATGGGGTTGCCAAGGCGTTCAACAGAAATGCTGTTTGCGTCGAATCCGTTGCGAACGATAAAGCCGCCAGCCCATTCGTCACCCCTGCGAATCTCGACTTTTGTCTTTGGATCTATTGAATCTGAGCTTGGATCTTTTGAATTAGAAAGTAGTACGGCTGTTCCATCCTGAGTGTTAGATTTATTGGATATTAAGGATCTATTGGGCAAAAGATCCAAAGATCCATTAGATCCTCCCTGTGAGCCCCCCAGGGACCAATCCATCGCAGCAGGGCTAGCCATCCAATAATTTCGTGGTCTTGAGCCTGTTTCTTCTGTCCGTACAGGCTCGGCTAAACCTTTTGCTTTGAGCGATCGCAGCTCGCGCGAAACATGGCCCACCTGCTTGTCCAACTCAGTGGCTAGCTCCTCGGCTGATACATCAGCGTTTAATCCTGTGCGCAGCGTCAGGTAATCAAAGACGCTTGCGCGTACGCCTCCGAGTTCCATGATGCGCTGCCCTGCCCGTTCAACCTTTTGCGCTTCCTCAAGCCCGTCTAAATAGGTCCAGCCGCCTTCTGGCATGTACTGGCCCATAACGCCGCCAGACTCATTGGCGCCGCGTCCCTTGCCAGCAAATCCCACGCGCTTGTCAATACGTGCCAGCCCGTCTTCCTCTTGTGCAACCCAGCGCATCAATACGCCCCAGCTGAACACCGAACTGATTGAACTGCTGCCCCGGCATTCTGTGATCCAATCCCATGTTGTCGGACGCTTTACTGAGTGATGAATAACAACCAACGTGGCCCCGGTTTTGCGTAACTGGCTGATGGCATTTCGTATCGGTTGTGCATAACGCGACGTGTTTTCTTCAATGCCTGTTGGTTCCATCATTGAACTCAATGAGTCAATAATTACAAGGGGGAATTGGTGCTTCTCGATCTCCTCGCGCATGCGACGAATGCCGTCTTTAGTGAAGTTGTATTGCTCGCCTGTTTCCATGCTGCAGAAGAAATCAACTGAATCAGCTTTGAGCGTTTGATCTTCTGCAACTAAGCTTTCACGATGTAATAAATGCAGCCAATCACCCTCGCTTTGGTCTGTGCCAAATACAAGAACAGGCATGCGCTCATTTGGCGTTGCTAAATCACGTCCCAGAAACTGCGGGATGCGATCACGTAAGGCAGCAATTAAGCCTGTGGAAAACGATGACTTACCAACTTTTGGCTGACCAATGATCACGTTGGATTCGCCAAGCTTGATCATGCCGTCAAGCAGAAAGACAGACTCGGTGGCCTGGAGTTGTTGGCCTGCTCTGTAAACCGTGCCTTTGTGAAGCCGACGTTCTGCAGCGTCAAGATATGCCTTGAGTTCAGGATCGCGTGCGTCGTCGTGAACGCCTAGGTCGAAAGCCTTGTTTCGCATCAGGGGCATCCAATCCCGTTCGCGCTGCTCCTGAATCACCTTTTCGGCGTGGAGGGCCAGGGCTGTTAGTGCTTCCTGTAGCGGCGGTGTGCTCGGTGAGAGTTTTTCTGTAGAAGGCATCTTTAGCCAATGATGGTGAGAAATAGTTTTCGTCGGTGTAAACGCCGAGGCGTTGCAGCTCACGAAATGCTGTGAGTTCGTCGCTGGACTCGTAGGGGTGCTTTATCTCCCATGCATCTAACGCAGCATCTGAGCGTTCTTTTTGAATGGCGCTGTATTTGCCGCACATTGCCTCTTCTTCGTCGTATTGCGAAGGCAGCGAATATGGCAGCCATTGCAGAAGGTCAAAAGCTCGTTCTTCTGCGTTGAGATCAGTCACGAGACAAAGGCTCAGGCTCTGATGCAATTGCTTTTTGAAGCAACAGGTTGACCCAGCCTGTACGGCTCACGCCTATGGGTCTTTTGGCGTCAACTGCAGCAAGAACGCGCGGGTCTAGCCTCACATGGCTGCCTGCAATTGGTTCTATATCGGGCATGGTTTGGGGTTGTTTTGCTGCCAAAGTATGCCCATAATGCCCACAGACCGCAACCCCCAATGCTTAAGCCGATACCTGGACTTCAGTTTTTTGAAGAGCAACACCGATATTGTTTCAACGGTGAATGGCTTGCTCACAACGTTTCAGACATTGTTGACATGGACATGACGCCGTTTAAGCGGTCCATGATTGCCAAATACAAAGACGGTGAGGATGGCTGGGCTATTAGGGGCAAAACCATTCATGACTGGTGTGAGGGCTGGCTAAATGGCAAAGGCCCAGAAACGCCGGAAAAGTGGAAAGATTGGATTGAGGCGCTACGTGACGAAAAGTTTTTTGAAGGCGCTGAGACATTGGCGACGGAATATCGCGTAGTGGATCCAGCAAAGAGCTGCGCTGGCTCACTAGATTTTTTGTTGCGTAAAAACGGAACGGTTTACGTTGGCGATCTTAAAACTGTTAGCAGCAAGAAAGCGGTGTCAGGCCGACAATTTTGTGCAACGCAGCTAGGGGCCTATGCGTCTTTTTTAAGTCGTCAAGGCGTATTCCCAGACATGGCCGCAATGGTTGTTGTCGGCCCTAGCAAGGTTAAGGTCGTAGAGCAAAACATTGGAACCTGCCTAGAAGCCTTTGAAGAGGCATGGGACAAGTTCCAAGCCAAACAACCACAGTTCTAATGAATTGCATTAAGTGCGGCGCAAAGTCCCGCGTAACCACGACTGAAAGCATGAGTAGTTATATCCGCCGTTATAGAAAATGCATTCAATGTAAATTTACATTTACAACACATCAAAGCCCTGAAGAATACATATCAAGATCTGACAAAAATGGAAAGCTTCGGAAAAGAGCGCCCGCCTCAAAATTAACAATTGACGATGTAAAAAGGATGCGAGCCGCTGCAGCGGAAGGCAAATCAACTTTTGAATGTTCACTTGAATGTGAATGTGATTGCACTGTAAGCACTGCTTACAAAGTGATCACCGGTAGGACTTGGGCATGGGTCAAATGAAACACATTCAACTTAAAGACCTTGCCGATATGATTAGCAACGGCAATTTAAGCCACCTCACAAAATATTGTGGTTGCTGCCAAAAAATTCTTTATTCATCAGAATTGGTGGCCAAGGAAGAAGCTGCAGTGATTAGGGCAAAGGGCAAAGACAGGAGTAGAGCTTATGAATGCCCAAAAAGCAACGGCTGGCACCTCACAAGTAATCTTTACCGGCCAAGCGCAAAGACAAAACGAAAGCCAAAAAGCGGTAAATCTCACCGCACAAACAGACCAGACGTTTAAGCACGCCAATGAAACGCATTCAGTTCTACAAGCCCGGTTCAGTCTTCATTGAGTACCAAACCCGCTCAGAAGGTCCATCACCTGTTTGGGTCTGCTGGAAGCCAGGCAGAAGCCAAGGGTTTACTGACACCAAAGCCTTGCTTAAATTTGCAGGGTGGCCCAAGAGCACACCAACTGGTGTGGCGTTGCGGGAATGGCTAGAAAACTTGCCCCCAGATGTTCGCGCTACGAAGGCAAGACAAGACGCTGCCAATCTTGAGGAAGTCTCGTGGGGGCCTGAGGCTCATGATGCTGAGGACAAAAGCAGCGCGTCGGCTTAAATAGTTGACAGGTATGCCCAAGCGTGCCAACTTGCTCAAGTGCAAAACTTTACGCCTTATTTCTTAAATCATGACTCCTAAATTGTCGCAACTGCAGCATTTAAAAAAATGCCGCCCTTTTCTTGAGGACGGTAAATGGCATTTGTTTCTTGACGGGTGCGATGACAACGTTGTATTAAGCGAGGCTGGGGCGCAAGACTTAAAGATTGCTCTTTGCAACTTGCCTGTCTACAAGAATCCTGGCCTCTTTTGGGGCTACAACCATCCGAAAAATCAAGCCTTGTGGAATTGTGAACTTCCCGAAGCTGGTGATGTTTGCGTCCTTTTAGGCGGTCATGACAACAAAGCGCTTGAAGTAGTTGCTGATCACATGAATGATCCCCGTTGCTGGGATCTTGATCCGGCGTTTTACAACCCTGCTTGACAGGTATGCCATGGAATGCCATGCTGTGTTGAGCAACGACCTTTCATGACTAGCGACAAATCACGGTCACGCTTTTATGATCCCAGCCAAAGACCCGCAAAGGTCAATTTCATCATTTGCGTTGTCTTTGTTGGCTTGTTCTCAGGCGCTGCCTGGCATAGCCTGACCAGCACTTTGGATCAACAGCAACGCACTCACTGCGAGCAAGGTTGGCAGCCTGCCTGCGAATCTCTCAAATGACGGCGAGCATCACCTTTTCGGTCCTTGGCACACCTGTGCCGCAAGGGTCTGTGCGTGCTTACCAAAGCCGAGTTATTGCCAACAACGCTGAAGCTTTGGCCTCTTGGCGTAATGACATTGCAGTCACTGCCCAACGTCATAAGCCTGCAGATTGGGACACCAAAGCCCCTGTTCAGCTTCAATGTGTTTTTGTTTTTCCTCGCCCCTTACATCACTTTGGGTCAGGTAAAAACAGCACAAAACTCAAGCCATTGGCACCTAAGCATCACGTCACAACCCCTGATCTTGACAAGCTTTTGAGGTCATGCAGTGACGCGATTGGGGATGCAGTCGCCCGCGTCTTGCTCCACAACGACTCTCAAATCTGTTCAATTTATGCAACCAAACGCTATGCAACCGATGACTTCCTCGGAGCCCACATCACCGTTACCCCACTTGGCTAAAGCTCTTATTGAGTTTCAGTCTTCTGTCCCCACGATTCATGACAACGCCGAAAGCTATCACGGTGGCTTTGCCAATCTTCCAGGTGTGTTGTCAAAGATTGGCCCTGCCCTTAGAACTGCTGGCCTAGTTGTTTCTCAGCTTCCAGAAGAAATCAACGGGCAACCTGGCTTGCGTACAACGTTGATGCACACAAGCGGCGAACACGTTTCAGCCGTTACCCCTCTTGCTATTAACAGCGGCAAAAACGGGACACAGGAATGGGGCAAAAGCGTTACCTATCAACGCAGATTCTGCCTTTTGTCAGTCCTTGGCCTGTGTGTTGGCATTGAAGACAATGACGCCGACATTGCAGAAAAAGCACCCGCCAAGCCTGCAGCAAAGATTAAAGGCGTTGCTGACAAGGATCAACCATTGTCAAAAGAAGACCGCTAGCAATGCCTTGGTTTGATCCAAGAGCTATCACCTGAAGGGCTTAAAAGTTTCTGCCAAGCCTTTCGAAGCCGTTTTGGCCTCTCCGATTCTGACAAAATCGCACCGGCTTTAACAGGGGTTAAACATCAACAGTGGCTTAACGAAAACCTCAAGAATCATGTCTAACGAAAAAACACCTGAACAAAAGCGTGATGCAAAACGCCGTCACCTTCACTTTCAAGTGCGGCTTGACCCACTGTTAGCCGCCAATTTGCAGCATTACGCCGACGCTAATCACGAAGGCGTACCTAATGCAGCAATCAAAACCATCCTTTCCCAATTCTTCAAAGGTATCAATCACAATGTCTGATTTCAACATTGGCTTTGTCCAGTTCACCACGTTAGAGGAAAACAAAAAATCAGAGAAAAGCCCAGATGTTACCGGGAATCTTGAAGTTCTTGAGTCAAACATTCCTGAGCTGATCAACTATCTGCAGACCGCAGAGCGTGAGCTTGACTATCTTGAGGAAAACAAGGTTGTCAAGATTCGCTTGGCTGGCTGGAATGGCACGACACGCAAAGGAGCACCCATGCTTAAAGGCAAGCTAAACGCCCCATATCGCCCTGAATCAAAACCTGCCCCAGTCTCCAACTGCACCGTTGATTTCTGATTAACTCACGGGCACGGCTTACTACCGTGCCTATCCTTTTGAAATGAGCAAGCCCACGATTCGACAAGTTGATTTAGGAGACGGCAACGGACTTATTTGGGAAGTAGAGTGCCAAGGCATTATTCGGCGGCATTCTCAGGATTGGCAAGAACAATGGCTTTACAGCTATCTGATGCGCCTCTATAACTGCGATGAGACCAATCCTCAGCAATTGAGTCATGGCCCCAGTCAACATGAATTGGACGACTCGCCCGCAGGATCAAATTGATGCGGCCAAAGCACGGGTTATAGACACCCTGCACGAATCCAATCCAAAGTTGACTGCATTAGAAAAAGCTTTTAGGGCTTCTGCGTTGCGTCATAAAAAACGGCCTCCATCAGGGCAATATGGCCAACCGCCTGTTTAAGTAATTTGCTTTGATGCGCTTGTGTACGCATTAGCGATACGCATAGCTGTGACAAAACGTCGAGGTTTTCGCAGTCCTCAATAAATCGAATATTGCGCTCTAGCCTCAATTCTTCTTCAAGGCTTTGCTCGACCACCATCCAGTCGAAAGTGTTTGATGGCGCGTTTTTCGGAGGCATAGGGCTCCTTACTTCTGAACTCTATATAATCGTGCGCTGCAGGAATAAGCCACTCATTTATTTTTAAACAAGCTTCGATATTGACGGGTTGAACACAGTTCATAAAGACTGTGGTCCAGAAGGCAGTTATATACGACAAATTCACAAATCGTCTACCAAGATTACCCAGCCTGTACCAGGGCCATCTACCTGCCAACGCGGCCTGAACTCTGATTGCCTTACCTGTACTTGCTCACCTGCACCGTTTGAATGTCCACCCCTAACTAGATCGAGTTTTCCCTTTGGATCGTTGATAACAAAGCCAGGGTCGCTGCTGTGTTTGCCTGTGTAGCCCGTCACAACCACCCAATGACCGCACCCATTTCCGTTGCACATTGGTGACTCACCACGTAACAGGTCGCCCCGGTGCATAATCCCTGCTAGAACCACTCTGCCCATTTCGATTTCCATCTCGATCATTTCTTCGTCACCATCAGTCCGAAACTCAGCGTTCAACCCCAAGCTCTCAAGCGTTTTTATTTGTGCCTCAACAGAGGTTGAATCTCCGAATTTGTCCCGAATTTTGTTGTACTCATTATCTGTTTTGACTCGCGAAAAATGCGCTGCAACCATTGCCGCTGCGCTTGAAAAACATTCGCGATAGCCCTCTCTGCCGTTGTCGAGCTGGCTGAAGTAAGGGATGTAGACCTGCTGATCAATGCCTGATGCTTTCCACGCATCAACCCAAGCGGCATCTTCATCAAGTAGCTCTTGAGGCAAGGATTCTTCAAGCTCCTTAATAGCGGCAAGTTGGTGAGGAGTGCCACGGAACCAATGGAAGAAAGGGAGCAACGATAGCGCCACAACTACAACCCAAACCCACATTTACTTCTCAATGCGAGCCTCGGGAAACAGTAGGTCTGCAACGTACTTACAAGCCACATCGTCTAGCTGGTTGTCTGTCTGCTTGCTGATCTTGACCAGACAATCAAGCAATAACTGTTTTACGGCTTTTGACTTGATGAAGCCAAACAGGATTGGCTTTAGTAGTAAAACCATGAAAGCGCTGCATGTGCCAAAAGTCTAGTGTCTGTCTTGGATGCCTTCAAGACGAGCAATTGCCCTTTCAGCGTCACTGAGCCGCGCAAAAACCTCTGTTGAAATAGCTGCTTGCTCTCGGCGGAAAAGATCGACTTGAGAGCTTAAATTGTCTACAGCACTTGTGAGGCGCACCAACGTATCACGACCTTGCAGGCTTTCGCGGCTTGCACTCTTAACAGCAAGGGCACCTGCCCCCACACTTGCCCCAGCTATAGCAGCCCAGATTTCAACCACCATCCGACCAATAGCGTTGTTTCATCATGGCAGAAGAACAGGTTAAGCAAGAACAGGAGCAAGAATCCGAATCAACGCCGTTGGCGGATTTTGTCAAATTGGCTGTTCTTACATGGTCGATTGCAATGTTGACCCTTAACTATCTAGGCCACGTCAAAGCCATGGACCCGACTTTTCCCGCCAGCTTGTTGACAGGGACTCTGAGTTCCGTAGGCGTCAACATTAAACGTGCCAATGGCAATGGCAAGAAAAAAGAAGAGCCTACAATTACTGAACAAACTCCTGCGTCTAAAACCAAATGAGACGTTTTCTCTTTGTATCGTGCCTAACGTTTTTTGCCATAAGTCCTGCTTCGGCGGACATAACGCACGCTATTAAGTCCTCAATCTCACTAACTGTTGATGGAGCAGCATCCCAAGCAAATCGCGTCGGGTCTTCACTATCTGTATCTGGCTCTAACGTCACTTTGGGTACTGTGCCTAAGTTCGGGAGTTATAGCGCCGGGACCGCTCTTGGTTATACTCCTGGCGAGTTTACTATTACTACTGCTGGGGACAGCTTTAGCTATTCAGAGACGTTTCTAGGCGGCGATAACACACCAACTGTTCTTTCAACAACAGTTACTGCAGGCGTCGTTCCAGCACTGCCAACCTTTGGAAACACCTTAACTCAAGCTGGAGGAGTCGCAGGCAGTCTGGCGGGTTCATTAGATTCTGGATCGGCAATGGCCATCACGGCAGGCGGAGCAGGCACTGCGGCAGTTGCTCAACTGGTATTGGAGCTAAGTATTAAGTGAGAATCTTGTTGTTGTTGCTTTTAGCTGCCCCAGCTCAAGCAATCCCGGTGGTGCCTTCATTCAGCTCAGGTACTTTGACAAGCACAACCCAAACCAAGACCAAAGTTGTTGAAGTCATCAATTCTTACGATTATCGCAGCGGTTGGGAGTGGTCTGTAACTGGAACCAACATTGCACCTGTTGGCGGCGCAGTTTCTCCGGCGGGTTTAACTACAACGACTAACAGCATTAACGGCGTGGCAAGTCGCTGGACTGGACTAGACCCGGCCACTAAACCTGTTTGGAATATCGTGACGCCAGGGGCTGCTTTTCAAATGACCGAGACACTCAACGGCCCAGGACTTACAAATCACACATTGATCAACAGGGAAACAGACGTAGAATCCTTAACTGAAACAACTTCTGTATTCACGCAGTAATGAAGCGTGCTTTGGCGGTTCTTTTGTTTATTGCCGGGCCTGTGAATGCTCAGGTAAGTGGTACTGCAGCCCCCGTTGCGAATAGTTCGGGCTCAGTTACGAATATGGCAATTCAGAATGTACCTGGAAGGCAATTTACAAATACTTATGGATCAGGAATTAGCTGCCAAGGTGCTACTTTAAATATTAGCCCTTTTGTTAATGGACAGACAGGCTGGGCTAACCCTTATGAAAAATACTACGATGAAAATGTGTACGATACTTTAGATTTAGTAGGAGCTTTTGACCCGGAAGGTAATCCTCAGCCGGATGGCATTCCTGACAATCCCGGCAACATATTGTATAAAAAACCAATAAGAACTGGACAAAAGCAAAATACATCTATCAACGCCGGAATTACTGCCACAATTTCAATACCGCTTGATCGTCATCACGTTAGAACTTGCCGCAAAGCTGCAGAAAAGTCAGTGCAGATTATGGAAGCAACATTGGCCGACCGTAGATTAAATTACGAAATTGCGAGATTAAAAAATTGTTCAGAGCTTATGAAACAAGGCGTAATTTTTCACCCTTCCAGCCCCTATGCGTCGATCTGTGCTGATGTTGTCTTAGTCAATCCACCAGGCGTTTTACCGCCTCACACGCATTCAATTCCTACTTCTTCAAAGAACGCTGGAAACGCCGACGCTGCCAGTCAGATTCAACAATAACTTTCTTCCCAAGCTTTTCTTTGATTTTCTTGATCGTCTTTTTGACAATGGGTTTAATTGCTTTCAGCAAAATGTCGCCTAATGGTTTAGCAAGGATGGCACTTGTGACGCCTATCGCGGCGACCCCCGCAGTCGTAAAAGCAGCAGGCGCAGAAGGAGCCCAAAGGCCGACAATTGTTGGTATGTCCAACGTGTCGAATTGTGTTTCGCATTTTCCATTGATCAATTTATAACCAGTGACGATCGCAGTCTGTTGCTTGTTTTTAGCGCCAATAGGTATCGCGTCTGGTGGCGGGCATGGCAGCTCTGTGGCTACATTTGGAATGTCAGGCGTTGGAGGAGCACCTGGCGAAGGGGACTTAGCCGGTTGCTTGTCAGCCGGTTTTTTCTCAGGGTTTATTGCTGGTGGCTTGGCTCGCGTATAAGTCAGCGTGCCTGGAGTGAAATCAAGCGCATTAAACGAAGGCATTTCAGCCCCGTGACACAAAACCACATTCCCGCGAGGGTCGTTGTCGTATGCGCTTTTATTTCCAGGCTGCACTGATCTGGACTCAACGCATCCAGGAACGTCAGCAACGGGGAATCCATAACCAGGGACTGACGTTATCGGTGGTGTCGACGGGATGCTTTGCGGCGGAAGGCTCCGCCAGGCTTGTATTTCTTGAACGCCAATGGGTTTTACGCCAACTCGCCCCACACCAATCTCAGGAATTTCAGGCACCTAATCAGAATGGTGACTTAGGTAGCTCAATGGCTGGGCCTGTAGCTGATGGCAGTTCAGACATCACGTCATCAACTGCTGGAACCATGTCGACCATTAGCTTAGTCAACTCAAGCTTTAGTTCGCTCATATATAGCTTCGTCAGCGATGGGATTTTTGTGTAAAGGACTAACGAACCAGCAACCATGCTCACGCTGATGGTGAACGAGGCCACAGACATTACGTTGAATAGTTTTTGCATGATGATTCCAGATAAAACAAAAGGCCCCCTTGCGGGAACCTCTTGTTGGTCTGTGTGAGAAACCTAAGCTAGTTATAGCTCAGAAGCTGTACTTCACGCCAATCTTGGATCCAACAGAAGGGTCTTCGTCTGCAGTGATGAATGACAGCTCGCCATAAACGCCGAACTGGTCTGTTGCTTGAACGTTTCCGCCAATTTTGCCGGACAGTTCAAACTCACCATCGTCGCCTTGGGGGGAAGAATAAGCTGGGCCGCCTTGCACGTAATAGCTGTAAACGTCCTGAGCGCCTTCAAAACCAACGTGAAAATCTGTGGTTGCGCCTAGATAATCGCCGCCTGAATAACCAGCGTTATTCTCGACGTTCACATAAGGGCCTGCCCAGGCAGCTGAACCAGCGAGAACACCAGAAACAGCTACTGCGAGAACTTTGATCATTTGTAGAAGGGGTTGAGTTTTCTGTAGGCACATTAACTGGAACAGTCAATGGACAGTTAGGAATCTGCTCCTTAATTCTCATCCGTTCCAGGGAACGTAGAGAAGTGTTTTTTGTGCAATCCGGTGTAAAGACCGCGTTGTGGATGATCAGGATTGTCCCGGCCTTCCAGCATATAGAGCATTGTTAGCCATGTATTGCGATTATTCATCGCAGTCAAATCTTCAGCCCCTGGCTTGCAAGGGATCATTGGGTCGGGTCGTTGCATCAGGCTGACCAGGGCAAACCAGCACCTGTTGTTGGGGTGCGTTTTTCTGTGAGCTGATTGTCTAGAGCAGTTTGGATTTCAGTGACTTTTTCGTCACCGCCAAGCGCAGCTTTTAGCCACTCAATGCAGTTCGCTTCGGTCACGCTGTCATACGCAATCATGGTTTTAGCATCAGGTGCTTCAAGACCAACTGAGCCATACGCTCCAGCAGAGTAAACACCGTCATCAGTCTGTGCTGAAACGGTGTAGTGGAGCGTTGAGATTACGCCATCAGCCAAAGTGCGGTCGCATTGACCGACTTTCCAGAGGTAGGTGTTTGCCATAAAAAAGAAACAATGAAGTAAGACTAACTCAAGCCCAACTGAGCACGCCCATTGATAGCTCTATTCAGGGACTTCAACCTTGACCCATGCAGTTGTTGACTCGTCCCATTCGTAATCATTGTCATCATCTGGGTAAGGCGTAGGTGCATCCCATTGGCAAGTAGTTTCGTTCAAAACCCAACTTGCATAAGGTTTTGGTGCGATAAACGCATCACGGGTTAAATCGTAAGTGTCCCCAATACCTGCGAAGTTTTTGCGTATGTTG